ATTCATAATGCTGATGTCCCAGGTTCAAGTCCCGGTGTAGCCACCATATTTTTCAAGGGGTTAGCGCAAGCTAACCCCTTTTCTTTTGCCTGTGGTGACTACAAAGTGACTACAGCGTGTCTACCTCTTCCCTCCCCCCTGGCTCTGCCCTACCCTTCGGTCATCAGCCAGTAGAGACAAGGGACATGTTCAGCGAACTCGGCTTTTCTAACTTTGATGTACTTCTTCCCATTGCCTGCACTATCGGCGCCATATTCGGCAGCCTAACTCAGACAATCATCGCAAACTACAACCTGAATAGTCTTCCTCGTAAGGAAGGTGAAATGAAGTCCGCCTCTCTCCAGCTACAAGAAATGCGCTCAGCGTGGCTATTCTTGCGACTTTTCGTTGGGGGCGTATTGGGTTTCGTTGTTGGGCTGTACTTCATTGGAGCGCTACAAGAGACACCAGCAGTTTTTGCAAAGATATGGGCTCTATCCTTCGTTGTGGGTTATGCCGCTCCGAAGATTTGGGTCGTTCAGGAGCGAAACCTCCTCAACCGTATTGATAGCTCCCTGGACAAACCTGAAAAGGCTTCTACTGGTGTACCTGACTAGCGAAGTGCCTTATCTGATACAGCGGGGACAGGCTCATAGCCGAGGCCAAATGCTCCGGCGATAGGTGCGCATACCGCATGGTCATCGTGATCGAGGAGTGGCCGAGGATCCGCTGTAGGGTCAGGATGTCCCCTCCCCCCATCATGTAGTGGCTGGCGAAGGTATGGCGGAGAATGTGGGTCATCTGGCCCGGCGTCTGGAACCCACAACGCTGATAGGCGCAGCGGAACGCGGCGCGGCAAGACATGAACAGGCGGCCAGATCCAGGCATGCCCACCTTGAATATCAACCTCTCCAACTCGTCCGGGATCGGCACTGATCGGCTCTGCCGATTCTTGGTCCGGTGATAGTGCACCTTGCCGCCATGCACAGCGCCCCGTGTCAGGCTTTCCGCCTCTTCCCAGCGGGCTCCCGTGGCGAGACACAACAGCGCGACCGGATAGGTATGGTTGTTCGTGCTGGCCTTGCACTCTTCCAGCAGTCGAGCGACCTGATCCAGGGACAGAAACGTCAGTTCGACCTGATCCGTCTTGATTTGCCGGACCTTGCCCAGCGGGTTTTCCTTGTGCCAGGAGCCCAGGCGAATCAGTTCAGAGAAGACCGCCGACAAGTAGCGTTGCTCGTGATTAACCGTCTCAGGCTTCACCTCGGTCAAGCGACGTTGCCGGTAGCGTGCCCACGCCAACGAATCGAACTCGAACGCCAGAGGGTTCCCTAGCCGCTTCGCCAGCGCCTCGCAGCGCGCCAAGCGTTGCTTGCCATCCTTCAAGGTGCAGCCGTGGAGGTCATACCAAACCTTCACCAGATCGGAGAGCCGGTCATCCAGCGGTCGGCCCGTCTCGCCCTTCACGGCGAAAAAATCCTGCTCATAGCGAATCGCGGCAGACTTGGTGGCGAAGCCTTTCTTGCGAATCCTGCGCCCGGAACGACCATTCTCATAGAAGTCAGCCGTCCACGTCTTGCCGTCCTTGCGTACCGTCATATCGCATATCCCTTGCGCAGATAGCGATCACACATGAGCTTGTGGATATGCCTTTCCAGATCGCGACGAGTCCAACCCTTGGCGAGATAGTGGTCTTCGATAACGTGCCAGAACTCCAGTTTACGGGCGGACTCAATAGCCTTTTTTGCCGGGACACGCTCCCGCGCGATCAGGCTCACGAACTGGCCAAGGAACATCTCGCAGTTGCGCCCGCTAAAGCCCTTGGCGGTCTTGTAATAGCGCCGATACTCGGTGCGCTCGATCAGCGGATCGCACTCGACCTGGACGCGGGCGTCCTGGCTGATCAGGCTCCAGAAGGCGTCATACATGCCCTCCCGGGAGAGCACACGGAATGCCTCGCAGGCATAGTTCCACAGCCCCTGTAGATGCGGGCAAAGGCCCTCGTAGGTGCGGCAGCCGATGACCTCTCCCGAGGCCATACGCGAGCCTTCGGAGAATTGCTGGACGATGGAGTGGTGATAGCGAAACTCGATCCGCCACACCGTTTCCAGGGGGTTATAGGCCGGGTCGCCATCGCCGAACGGATCTCCGTTCAGGGTCGCCCACACGCTTTCCCAATAGTCGAGCTTGTCGGTGGCCCGAGCCTGGAGGGTCTTGTTATAGATCGACAGTTGCAGGCCGTTGGCCGAGCCGAACATGTACGTCTCGCCACGCCCGTAGACCGAGGCGTTGCCGTCGAACTCGATCCGCTCGATCCCGCTGATCTGGCGCACCCGACGCGAGCGGCAATGCATGCGATCCACCAGATCGCGAGGCGGTTTCCAGCCTTGTACGTCCAGGGCGATATGCACAGCGGCTTGGTTGGTCTCGCAGTGGCTCAGCACCGCTGCGGCCAGGTCATCCAGCACGCCCTGGAGAATACGCGGATCGGCGCCGTCAATGGCGTGGGGCGACACCTCGATCTTGAGGTGCGAGCCAATGGTGTCGACCTTGATGTTGTGGTTCTTGATCAGCAGGATCAGGCCCATTTCGGCGTTCTGCAGGCGGTACTGATAGCCAGAGTCGCGACCGATACGGCCCTTGGACCACTCGTAGCCGGCAAACTCGACCACATCCACCGATAGGTCGAACAGCGCCATCACTTCCGGACGCAACTTGCCGTTGTACAACTGCCGCACGGTGTCCACCCCACATCGCAGGATCCGCACGCCTGACAGGTCGGTGAACTGTCCATTGAGCGGGTCCATGAAAAGCATCCCCTTCGGGGACTTGTGGAAATCCCCGTTCTCTTCGAGGACCAGTCGCGTTGGATGGATCGGAGTCTTCATGTTCTTTACCCGTTAATGAGGTTCTATGGGGTTGCTGATCGGGGGTTATCTGACGTGTTACAGGGGCGTCGGCCGCGCCTTCGGCCTATCGCTCATGCCTTGCGCTCCCGGCCGGCGGCGCGGCCCGCCCCTCATGGCGGCACCCCTACCGCCGCTAGCGCCGTCATCACCGTCCACCAGTGATGCAGCGCCCAGCCCATCGCCACCGGAACGAGGAATTCCCAATCGATCATTTGTGCCTCCAGGGCCGCGAGGTGTATTCGGAATCGGGGACGATGGTCAGCGGCGACTGGCCCCTGGCCGGTGCGTCTGCGGAGGCGGCAACAGGCGCTGCCGGAGCGATGCTGGCCACCGCGCCGGCCTGCCTCCCGGCACAGGTGACGGTCTGTTTCCAGTCCTCATAGCGAAGCTCTACGACGCACTCGCCCTTGGGCGTTACCCGGTAGCCGGAGCCGATCAGTTGCCAGCTGGTGAGTTCCAGGCGCCGGCCCGTGGGGTCCTCCAGGGCGAACATGTAAATGTCGCCCCGCGACTTGCGGTAGGCATGGGCGAGGATGGAGATCCGCCGATCGGCGAAGGGGTGGGCGTTCAGATCAACAGGCGCAGCAGCAGGCCCATCAGGTACAAGCCCAGGAGGAAGAAAGCTATTCGCAGCAGGACGCGTTGGAGCAGCCACAGCAGCGGGCGCAGCAGGGGCTTGAGCAGGGTCGCCAGGAGCGTCGGCAGGTGTCGCAGCAGCCGGAGCGCCAATCGTGCGCAGAGGCCCCATATACCAGACAAAGCCAATAGTGCCGGCCAGCAATGCCAGTAGAAGAACCAGCTTAGGCGACCGGAAGAGGCTCTTGCCGGCCTTGGTGTCCTGGGTCTTGCCGGTGGCCGTGGACTGGTAGAGGGCGAAGGTCTGCTTTCGGATCCGCTTGTACTCGATGATGGTGCCATCGGCGGGCGGACGGTTGAGTTGGGCGTCATGCTGGGCCTCCTTGTAGCGGCCAGGGATGCCGATCACCGCGAGGTTGGAATGCTTGTAGGCCATCTCGCAGGTCATGCGGATATCGTCGCGGATGTAGGAGATGTTCGGCGTGGTGAGGACAATGTCCCAGTTGAAATGCCGGTGCCGGGTCCAGGCGTCGAGCCAGCCCATGGGGCGGTCGGCCGCGTGGGCCGCTTCCGGTCCACCGGGGTAGTCGAAGCGCTCGAGGTCTTTTTCCCGCCAGGACTTGGGAAACAGCAGTTGGGTTTCGTCGAAGATCAGGAAGGCCCCGCGGGGCGCCCACTGGAACCACGTGCGCATCTTTTCGAGGTCTTCCAGCGACTCCAGATCGAGGTTGATGATTTCCGCCGTGTTGGGCAGGTCCGGGAAGACCTGATAGGCCCGCTCCAGGGTGAAGCCGCGCACGTTGGTGATGATCACCCGCCCGTCTTTCAGCGCGGGCACGGCGTCATCCTGGATCGCGCCGGAGGTCTTGTAGGAGCCATTGGGGCCGTGGTGGATCTTGATCGACACGGATCACCTCCCAATGAACGGCACGAAGCGCATGCAGAAGCGCGTCGCCGCCGCGACCATGATGATGTTCAGCGCCTGCGGCACGCCGAAGAAGGCCAGCCCCGCCGCAATCGGCCCCGGCAGCGCGGCATACATGCTGCGGATCATCTGCGGCACGCCAAGACTGTCGATCAGTTCGCGGGCGGCGGTGTAGCTGACATCGATCAGCAGGATCAGGGTCTGGAGCGCGGCATACATCGACGCCTTGGTGGCGACCACCAGGCCGTCGCGCACGAAGTCATAGATGCCTTGGGCGAAGAAATCCCAGATCCACTGGAAGAAGGCGATGATCTGATCGAGAAAACCGGAGAGCCATTCCATAGGGTCAGTCCTTCAGCAGAATGAGGGCGGCGATCAGCGCGGCCATCAGCAGCAGCGCCACGCGCAGGCTGGAGAGTTGGCCGGCGTAGTCGGAGATACAGAGGGAGTAGGACTTGCCCCAAATGGTCATGGACTCGCAGGGCAGTTGCCCGCCGCCTTCCGCCAGGTTGAGGTCGAAGGCACCCTTCATCTGGTCGACGTTGGCCTTCACCTTGGTCTTGAGTTCTTTCTTGGCTTCCTCGACCTTCTTTTCCCAGGTGGCGATGGCGTCATCCCAGGTGCCGGGCGTGGGTTCCTTGAGTTCGCCGCCGGGGCCTTCGGGGCCGGTGGAGCAGTTCTCTTTCGCCGGGTCGCATGTACCGTTGCCATCGCCGCCCGTGCCGCTGCCGTCACCGTCGCCGCTACCATCGCCCCCGCCGTTGCCGTCCCCTCCCCCGCTGCCGTCGCCGCCATTGCCGGTGCCACCGTCATTGCCGCCGCCGTTGTTGTTTCCACCGCCATTGCCATCGCCGCCGCCGTCGCCGCCCGGCGTGGTCGGGTCGGTTGGATCCGTGGGATCGGTCGGGGTCTTGACGCAGGTAGTCCCCGACCACGACCAGCCGGGCGGACAGCCGGGGTCGTTCGGGTCGGAAGGATCGGTGTTCGGAGTGTCGGGCGGGTTCAGCGAATCGCCGGTCTGGGAGAAGGTGTAGGAATCGGCACCGCAATTCTGTCCGGTGCCCTTGAGGATGTAATTGCAGAAGCCGGTCGTGGTGGAGCCTTTGACCAGATAGCAACTGGCCGGGCTGGGATTGCCGCCATACTCACAGCTTTGATAGCAGGCGGTCGGGGCGCCGCCGTCACCGACATAGTTACGGCCTCCCGAGGTAACCACGGGAGAGTCCGGGCCTTTGGCCGGGAACAGTTCGCCTTCCTTGCATTCTTGCGGAGGCGACTTACAAACCCCGGTCGCCTTATCGTATTCCGTCCCCTCGGGACAGCTATCGCCATAGCGTGCGGCAGGACCATACCCGGCAGCAGTCTTGCCGGTTTCGTTGTTCGTGAACTCGCACCAAAACGAGGTCTGGTCACGGGCTTTCATAGACCCGGTGAAGGTGAACTCCCCAGGGCGTCCCGTGGCTTTGGCCCACGCCGCGCAAGCTGCCGAGGGCGAAGAAAAGCGTTCAGGCAGTGACTGAATTTTCCAGTAGTAATCCTCAGCCCTCGCCACCGTGGCAAAGAGAAGCATCAGAATCAGGCTCGCAAACTTCATCGTAAGACCCCACACAAAAAAGCCCCCTGCTGGAAACTCCGGAGGGGGCTTCCGCCTCGGTCTGTTCGGTTAGAAGAATTCGCCGGTCCGGTACCCGGTGATGAAGGCGCCGGCGAAGAACGCCCCCAACCACACCGACCAGAGCACCCGTTACGCCTTGCGCAACATGCTGTAGATCAGGCCGGCAACGGCCAGGATCACCAGGGCGCCGACGATGTAGCCGCCAATGGCCTTCATATCGCCCTGCCCATCGGTGATCGCCGATTCCACCGCGCTGGTGTCGATCACCCCGGCGAAGGCCGGCAGCGAAGTCGCGGCAGTGACGGAACCGGCGATGCACAGGTTGCGGAACGAGGCGACCGGGCTGAACTTGGCGATGCGTTGCTTCATTGCTTTCATGGTGTTTCCTCTCTACTTGGCTTTACGAAGAAGTGACGCGACCCAGCCAATCAAAAGCCCCGTCACGAACGATCCCAGGACGCCAGCGGCACCGATGCCGAAGGCTTCCGGGGAGAAACCACCGTTGACCAGGATGTCCACGTATCCAGCGGCCTCGGGCGGAATCAGGTAGGCCTGTTGCCATGCGAGTTCGCGACACGCCATGAAGCCCTCGGGGGTCGAGGTCCACGCGGTACACACCTGCACAGCGACAACGCCTGACATAGCGATCAGTCCTCAAACAGCCAGGGAGGCCGCTAGGCCGTCGATCCAGCCCCAGGCGTAACCGGTGGCCAGACCTACCGCGAACAGCGAGAGATAGCGGAGCATCGCGGCCTCCTACGGCTTACGCCTTGGCGTCCGGGGACTTGTCTTGTTTGTCCTGGCCCTGCGGCTGCTGGGCCGGGCGCGGGGCTTGGGCTTGTGCTTGCGGACGAGCCGGGGCTTGGGCGGTCGGCGTCATCGGCTTGCCGCCCACGGCCAGCAGATCCACAAGGACCTGGGTATTGGTGATGTTGCCGAAGCGATCCTTGGTCGGGCGGACCACGCTGGCGAACTTGCAGAGCACCGGCTGGCCTTCGAAGACGATGGCGTCCAGCAGGGTCGGTTCGATGTTGTATTCGCTGATCTCGAAGCCCTTGGCGTTGCCACGGGCACCTTCCGGGATCGGGGCGATGGACTGGACCGAGGCGTAGATTTCCCCGGTCTTGGTCGAGGTGTAGGTGTCGGTCTTGGTGACCCACAGTTCGACGACGCCGCCTTGGGTTGCAAACATGTTCATCAGTGTTTCTCCTTCAATTCGCCTTTTTCGGCGTGAGTTAGCCCGCTGCTGCAAATTCGGCTGTTTCGCCTTCATTCAGCGGTGTTGGGTGAAAGTGATTTGTCGGGCGATCCCTTCGGGCCGGGCTCTATTCGCTAGCGAACCAAGCCAACCACGGCTGTTCGTCTTGGCCCATCCGGGTAACGATCCCTATCGCAACGTCGTCTCCAACGGCCAAGGGGAACGCTTCCCCTTGGAGCCCGCAGAGCAACACCAAGGGCTCTGCCCTTGTCATCCTGCTCTTGCCGCCGAGGGCTCGGGAGCGCGGGGCGGAGGAGCTGCCCCACACTCCCAAGCAGAGGCTGTTTCAGAGGGGAAGCGTTCAAGGGTGCGCTCCGCCCGTGCTTCCGTTCGCCGGAACGGTGAAGCTGTTCCGACGAGCCGGGAGCGCGGCCCTTGACCGGATCGGCCACGGTGCGGGCGGCCTGGATCAGGCAGAGCAGGAGCAGCGCTTTCAGGGTGTCAGCGAGCATGGATCAGCCCTCCAGGACACGCAGCAGGTCCTGCTGCTCGGGGTGAAAACTCACAGATTCTGGTTCCGCCAAGGCCCGCATCACATAACGGCCCCACTGCTCGGCCATCGCCTCGGCGATACCGATATAGGTCCGGCTACGGTCCTTCCAGCGGTCAGGGCCTGGCGCCATGTAATGCACGACCGGAGAACGTCCATCGACGATACGGGTCGGCTCCAGAAGCGGCAGGTTCTGCAACCAGAGGTGCGTTTCCTTGCGCTCGCCGTGTCCGAACATCCAGGGCTGGATGATCTGGTCCGGCTTGCGAATATGGCTGGAGATCACAGACTTGGGGTTCTCCAGTGCCTTGAATCGAATAGGCGCCGACAGCAGGGTACGAACGAACTCCAGGGCACGTGCCTGACGACCGTCAGCAATCTTCTCGGGAAACCAGCGGGCACCCGAGGTAGCCAGGTCAGTGCAGGGCGGGTGGGCAATCAGCAGATCCCACCCCCAGTCCAGCATTTCCAGGACATCCCCCTGGACGTGTTCCCCTTCGGTTTCCGAAGGCAGCAGATCGCAGCTCACGGCGTAAAAACCAACCCGGGCCAGTGCATCGCGGACACGCCCGGAGAACTCGCAGGCAATCAGTGCGGTTGGCTGTCTCATAAGGCAGTCACTCCAGGACGAAAGGTTTGTGCAGTCGAACGCCGGGCGTGGGTTTCCCGCTGTCGTACACAACGTGCCAGTACTTCGGCGGACGCCGGGACGGGTCGTGTTTCGCGCAGAAGGAACGGGGACGGCAGAACCAGCGGCCATCTTCCCGATAGGGCAGCCCAGGGGGCCGGCAGTCCGGACACGGCGACGGGCTGTGCAATGGGATGGCCTGCCTTGCGGACCAGCACACAGAGCAGGCGCAGTCCGGGGCGTGGGTTTGGCGTAGGTAATAAGGGGAGACCATTTCGCTCCCCCTCTCCGCCGAGGCGATCACTCAGCATCGTAATCACCCTGGCAGAAGATCGACTTGCCCCGGTCGAGGTCGCGGCGGATACGGTGCAGGTTCACTACGCGGCGGCGGCCAATCTTGGCAGTCGGGATCGTCTTGGTCTCCACCCAGCCCCGCACCACGTCTTCCGTGATGTCCTCCAAGCCCAGCATTTGGGCGAAGACCGCCTGCGAGCAGAACGGCGCGGTGCGGAAGTCCGTGACCTTCTCCACAGCACCTGTGACGGTGAACCCCACTATTCCAGACTCTTCCATGGTTTTGCCCTATAATGAAAATCACGCTACTGAGTAATTTTTACTAAGTAGGTCAACCTTACACTCAGATTGTTACTAAGTACAATCTACTAAGTAGAATTTTTAGGCATGATAAAAGACCGCCTTATAACCTTGTTTAACAAGGAGCGGACAAGTGTCTGGTTTGAAAAGCAGACCGGGATTGATCGCTATCGGTGGGGTAATGTCCGAAACGGGAAAGCCAGAATCACCGACGCCGAGATCGAGGCGGTGATACATATTTTTCCGCAGTACGCACTTTGGCTAGTGACCGGCAACATCGCCCCTGAAAGTGGGCAGACCAGTCCCGAATACGATGAGGCCAATCAAAACTTGAGCAGTCCCAACGCGGGATAGCGATCACCAGGAGAGCAGCGGAACGCTGGTTCGCTCCAAGGATAGGAGAGAGGGAATGAGAGCAGTTGCATCCACCATCGTACTTTTGACGCTGTACGGCTTCGCATACGCAGAGGACTCCAAGCCCTTAGCAACACAAGCCGGCGAAGCCACTGCTCCAATCGCGGAAGCTATCGGCTCAGGTTTTAGTCGCATAATGACCGAGTTCATGGCAGGTACGGATGGCATGGTAGGGGACGCCGCAAGGAAGAGTCTCAAGATGCAGGACAAACGCGAAAGGGAGGCGAATAGAGGCATGCTGAAGACCATGAAGGAATGCATTAAGCCAGGGAATGTCATTGATGACGACGTAAAAGAATGCTTAGAAGGATTACGCGTTAAGACTTGGTAAAATTAAACTCTATATTTTCCACCACAAAAACCAAAATAATCAAAAACCACCATCAACATAAGGGTCAAGGCCAAACTCTACAGATACCCTATAGAAATACTGCAACCTTAACTCAATCTAGCCAGTCTTTTAGCGGCCCTTTTCTCCATATCCCACTACGCCCACGCCCCATAAATAGAGTGGCTTGAGACTGGAGAGCCAGCCTCACTCCAAAACCCACTTATATCTGCAACACATTATCCGTATAGAAAGGCCCCACACCATAAATATCATTATTCAGCTCATTTAGAACCATTGATGTACAGAAAATCAATTGAAAATCAGACCTCCCCTTAAAGCAGTCGATTATTATTCTCTGGAAGGCGTGACTTCTAAATTCTTTCATACCTCCATTCTCGATAGCATCAATCATCAAGAATCTAGGCCACCTATATCCATCATCATCCAGAGATTCCATCAGCGCAGATATATTAAGAGAATTCTTTTTTACATAATTAGAGCTTCCAGAAAACTTCATCCTTCCATTTATCAACATTCTATCGCGAGCAAAATCAATTTCTATGCCAGAAGGCTCCGACTCATCAAACTCTTCTTCGTAAGGCTTACCGTTGGTCCTTCTATCTCTATGTAATATTGAAACCACATTCTCCGCAATGCCAAGTTTGACCTTTTGTCGCCGCCCCTTATTAGCTTCTGTTGCAGCCGCAATCAGCTCTCTCAACCTGGAAATATCCGCCGAAAGGTCAACCTTTCTTAACTTAAAATTATCCAACTCTTGAATAATCTTGATTTTCTTCTCATATGAAACATTTTCAGACTCAAGGAAACCAATTCGCTGAGCCCTCTCTAGTGCTTGCTGGGATACCAAATCGAACATGCCAGCGATCGTCGCCAACTCACTTTGGGCTGCCGAAAGCTTCATTTTAGTCATTTCAATAGTCGATTGAAGCCCAGCTCTATGCTCGACATAATCAGCTTGGACTTTTCTGTTACTATTAATCTGGAAATCTAGCTCATTCAAGATCTCCATATAATTAGACACGTTTTTTGCTTTCTCCCCCTTATTTCGGCAAAGATGACAGACCTCCTCATCCTCCGCATCAACAGGGTCGATTGGTGATAAACAACAAGGACAGCGCTCATACTCAACTAGTCCTATTGCATCGTATGCAGCTTTAGACTCCAGTAGTGCTTTTTTTCTAGATTTCAATGACTCATCAAAGAGCTGACAGTCTACGATCTCACCATTAATCGCCAACAGGTCCGCCTGAAACCTCTGCAACTGCGAATTATATAAATTTATTTCAGAACTAATCCTCTGATATTTAGCGTCACGCTCAATATCCACTGGCGCATCAGGAGATCTCTCTGGCGGAATTAATCTGAGCCTTTCAATCTCCTGATAATTTGCGAGAATATACGACTGAAGTGACGATAGCGTAGTTGATGACTCATCTCCCAACACACGATACATCGCCTGTAGGTCTGCGGAAATACGTTCAAACTCCCGCTCTGCAATTAGCAATTCCTGTCGCAACTGGTGCGTATCTAAATTATCAAGGCCTAATAAAAATTCGGCAATTGCTGTACGAATTCCATCACTATCTCCACGCGGATTATCTTCGGCCCTAAAAATTTTTGTAGATGCCGTTTCCTGATCGACATATAACAATCGCAGGATCTGATGCATCGTTAGGTTTGCGTAATCCTCTGTCTTATGATTCTCCCACCCTAAAAGCTCAAAGAGCTTTTGAGAGAAAGACATTTTACTATCAGACTCATTACGTCTAGGTCCGTAAACCCCCCAAGGCTCTGATTCGACATCTGGATCATCGAATGCTCCAGATCTCATGCTAATAGGCGGGATTTTATCTTTTTCAATCTCTCGCCTAATAGTAAAAATATTTTTATTAATCCTGAGCTGACAAACAACATCATCACACCTATCTGCAGGATAAAGCCACTGGTTAGATTTTATCTCACCACCTAACACATAAAACAGCAACTCTAGTATTGTAGTTTTACCAACAGAGTGATCACCTCTAATGACGTTGATCCCTGGATGAAACAACTCATCATATACATGCCCACCACCCTTTCTAACAATCAAACGCTCTACCATAAAAAAAGTTTTAGGCATATCTAAACTCCATCAGCCCACTGCGTTCCTTAAATCCATCTTTCCCATCCATCCGGAGTTTAGGGAAAGCAGTAGTTAAAGCCTCAAAGACAGCACTGCTAGAGAACTCATCTGATTCAAACTCCTCTATTAGCCGCTGTGGAACTCTATTCAAGTTCAACTTTACTCCATTCAACCGCAGTGAAATCAACGAACGCTGATCCAAAGATCTAAGCGCGGAATCCTGCAATCGGCAGAGTTCATAAAATAATGCGGAAGGACGAGGAACTATCTCAAAGGTATCAGCTACCGACCTTATACAGCTTGAATATTTAAGTAGTGGCCTAGGTAGCTTTACCAACTTCAACAAGGCCGGATACACATAATAAAAATCCATCATGCGCAGCACATCTCTAGATACTTCCTTGCACTCTAAAGCTCGAAGTAAATTCAGCAGCCTGTATGTACAATGGTGCACATCGTAGGCGGGATGATAAATAATCATCAGCGCCACTCCACATGGCATTTCTCAGTCAAAAAATACAACATACCCTGTACAACTTCACTATTAATATAACCATCAACCATTGAGACCTCCATGTATAATGGTTCAATAATTATTGCATTAATTGCCGCCCCCACTGTCAAATCATCACACCCCTTTGCCAGCAAAGGTCGTATTTGGTTCTCAAACCTCGTCAATATCAAGCCAAGCATATGGTGAAATATAATCTGGTACGATCTCACATGCTGAAACTTCGTAATAAGTTTCGCGGCCTTTTGACTAAAGCGAAGTGCCTCCGGGATATACACTGAACGCCCCGCCATCTCAAGCTTGCTTTCTAGCCCGATAACCAACCTTGGCTCTACATGCTCAATTTTGCTCTGCAACTCTTCGAGAACATACTGATACTGAGGATCATCCTCTTTTAACTTCTCATGCCTTTCAATCATACGCCGAAGAGACTCTGCACTCATCTTGATATCGAAAGTAGGCAGTTTTACTACTACACCACCTATGATGAGGTCCCCACCGACACTATTGTCATGTATCTGGTTATTATAAATCTCAGACAAATCCCCACCCTCAAAATGCCATATACATTTATTCACCTATAGTAAAGTCGCCACCAACTTTATTCCTCGAAAATTCATTACCACTTACTTCCTTCGACTTAACCCCCAGCGAGCCCTCAACTTCATTATCAACAACCTTGTTACCTACAAATCTTTCCTTTACAGGCTCAGGGGCTTTGCGCAACCACAGCCAAGCAATTGCACAAAAGAAAACAAAGATAAAGCTAAGCGCTAGCGCATCCAAATATATATTATTCTTAAAAAAACTAGACTTTTCCATATATTCAGTTACAAGATGCACAAACCCCCAAACAGCCAAGGCCGAAGGCCCTCCAACTCTTAAAGCAACTCTCCACTCCATATATTCCACCTTGCAAAATTTACATTTATATCATTCACCTAGAATCAGATGATCGCTTAGAAATCATAAACTATTGCTTCTTCTAGACGAAGCCATATCGATATGGTGAGAAATCGCCCAATTGAAGTACAAAGTTCCCCATATAACTGACGAGAGGACTGAGAAGCACAAATGAGAGACTCTGCGCCAGAGGGCGCAGCGAGCGGGGAAAAGACTGAGACGCCTACAGGAGAGTAGGGTTGGTGACAGCGTGTCATTCCAGCTCCTCAGTGCATCCATTCATGGCATTCAGCCATACGAAAGCTAGCGCGAGAACCTGCTACCGTAAAGAGCTTAGGGGTGACTACATAAGGCCAATTGTCAGAGGCAGCCAGTTGGAGTGAGGTCTAGTCACCTTTGAAAGGTCCGATTTACAAGGCTTCGGGGGCCTACGAGGCAGCTCTCATGCG